CCAGAGACAGTAATCGTTGCAGCATTGCCTGCAATTGTTACGTCCTCAAGTACAGTACCTGTCCACGGAACTTGTGCGCCAGCGCTGTCAAGGATCGCTTCACGAGTAGCTACGTTCAGACGATTAACGCCTGCAATAGTTACCTGATCGCCAGCTTTGATAGTACCAGTACCCAGACCATCCAGAACGAGAGTCTGTTGCATAGTGTCCTTAGCTGCGAGGTAAGTCGCGTTAGGCGCACCGTTCAGAGTGCCTGCACGATCAGTAGTTGAGCCAGAAGTGTAGCTGCTGAGAGCGTTAGAAGTCAGAGCCATCATGCCACCAAAGTTCTGGCTGATTTGCGCTTTTTCCCATGCTGTACGGACAAGGCCGTCAGACGCATTCAGACCGTTCTGAGCTGAAGACAGCGCAGTAGTGGTGAATGGGTTCATCAGGTAGTACTTCTCATCTGACATTGGAACGCCAACAGAGTCCATCAACGCACCAGCACCTGCTACGTCTGACCAAGCATCAACAACAGTACCACGATCACCGTAGCTCAACGCTGCGTTCTTACGCATGAACGCGCCAAGGTCTAACTCAAGGTCAGTTACGATGCGGCGAGCCATAGGCTCAAGGATTTGATCTAGTTGGTCTAGCTCAAGAGCCTCTTCCACGTTGCCCCATTCTGTAGCGGCTGTGAAGTAGTTTTGAACCGTACCAGTTGCTTTACCAGCAATGATGTCTGACTTATCAGAACTGCTGATATCACCGCCAGAAGTGCGGATTGTGTTGTAGTCATGCGGACGCTTAAAGTCTACATTTGAACCACTAGAAGGATTGAACTTGCCTGACAACAACTGAGTGTTGACAGTCTTTGTTACTACACGAGACGCTTCAAACGCATCTAGGAATACACGAGCAACTTTCCGTGTGACGTTACTTTGTAAGCTATTAGCCATGATAATTTCACCTTATTCATTCAAAAGTAGCTCCTTTTGGGCCACCAGACTTGGGACTTCTCCCAGCGCCTCTTGGCGTGTCTAGCGGATCAGGAGCGGCATTAACACTAGGTTTAAGTTTCCGAGCTTTAGGCATAACGACTTGATCTAAGTACAGCAGCGCCTGATTTGCAGGCATATTGGCTAATTTATCCAGCTCCAATAGATTCTCGCCAAGGTACAACGTCCCAAGACTTCCATCATCCAAATCAATCAGATGATTAGCCAGCATTGGATTAATTCCAAACTGACCTATCTTGTTGGCTGCGCTCTGGAGATCCTCGCTTTGAACGCCGAGCTTCTTAGCTTTCTCTGCGTAACTCGCAATCTTCTCGTTCTGCGCTTGCACTGCCGCTGCTTGCTGTTGTCTCTGCAAATCAATCTGCTGGCTTTGCATAGCCTGCTGACGCGCATCAAACTCAGCTCGTTTGGCAATCGCCTCATCACGCTGTCGGAGCTGCTCCTGTATCTCTCTATCTGAAAGACTATAGAAGTCAGGCACTTTCGGCACTTCAGGCGGCTGTTCTTTAGGAATCCTAGCCTCTAGCTCTTCTAGGCGCTTGCGATAGTCCTCGGCCTGACGCTCTGCTTCTCGCGCCTTCCAAGTCTTCTCAGCCATAGCCTTGTCAAAAGCCTTCTGCTGTTCTTCGTTAAAAACAGGTCTAGTAGATTTCTCCTGACCTTCGTCAGTATCCGCTGATGAATCGGAATCAGTTTCCTGATCTACATCCTCTATGTCTTCAAACTCAATATCTTGAGTCTCATCGACCATATCGTCTGGTTGCATCTTATACCTACTGTAATGCCGTCAAATAAATGGTGACGTTCCATGCCGTCAAGAAAGTGTGACGTTCACTAGTGGTCAAATATACCACAATTTGGTTAAAAGCAATACTTTTATGCGATTCCTCTCAATGCTGACATTTGGCGCTCTGATTGCCTGCTTGACAGCAGATCAGCGCTGTCAGCTTTAGTTGGATCGAACTCGGCATTAATGGAGCGTACATTCTTAGGATCAAATATCATAACCTCATCCATAAACTGCACACCGTCAAAGCCTTGCTCCTTTAACATTTCTTGCGCCTTGTTCTGTATGTTGCTTCTAATTTTGAGCTTGGTCTGCTGATCTACAACACCTCTCTGTATGCCAAGGCTGTCTGTTGCGGCCTTGTATGCGGCCTCGTATTCATCACCAGTGGCTAACTTGCCTCTAGCGTAGACAGGTATTGCGCGAGCATTTTCGTTGTATCCTTCAGATAGATCGCGTCCTTGCCTGACATACCTGTCACCATATTGCGGATTAGGAGACGTATAGATTCCTCTGCCTAGCTTAGTTTGGACATTTTCAGGACTAGGCTGTAATGAGCTAAGCTCGGTTTCATTCTCTAGTTTATCTGTGTAGTGGTATAACGGACGGCTAGTGTCATAACCAAGCTCTTGCGCTCTTTGCATCCTAGCGCCTTGATCCATCCAGCTTGGCGTTAGCTGGTCATTGACTCGCTTGGTGTCTATTAGAGAATCATCAAATATGACGTAGTTGCTAGTGCCTTTTGATATTTTATTTTTAGCCCAATCTATTGCTTCTTCCTTTGTTTTGAAAGGCATAGAAATAGTTGCTCCTGTTCCACCACCTACAACTATTTTACTTTGCCATTCACCTTGAGGATTTTGAAATACGTCATCTAAAGTGCCGTTTGAAGAAAGCCTGCTAAAGCCATCAAAGTATTTTATTCCTTTAATTCCACGTTCTTTTAATTTGCGAGAAAGCTGTTCAGCTCCTCTGCCCATATTTGATGAAGCTATAGTATTGTATGCTTGAGATCCTTTGCTTCGGTTAAATAGCCCTAAATCGTGCATACTTACATCGTCTACGCTTGTATATAACTCAGATAATTTGGGTTCACCGTCAGGAGAATTGGCATCTATTCTCTTCATATCATCTAAGTACAATTGTTTTATGGCATTCAAAGCTCTTGGCTGTTCTGTTAAAGGTCTGTCCCAATCAAGTAATTCATCAGGATCTACGTTTAGGTTTACATCATATCGGCTTGCACTATCTCTAATTTCTGCTAGTTCTGGCTCTACAAGATCTCTGTATAAGCGCATTTCATCTGGAGAAAATCCTTCTAAAACATAGTTCAAATCCTCCATACTACTAGCTTGGCTTATGCCGCCTAAAACATTATCTAAAACTAATTGCTGATCCGCTAAGTCATATATATCGTTCGGATCAATTCCTAAACTATCAAAATCTATTCCTTCAAAATCTTTTGGAGACTCGGCTCTTTCAAAGACATTTTTAAAAAGAGCATTTAATTCATCATCCACTTCGTCCACATTCCAGCCTGCATCATATGCGCGATCTAATACGTTTTCTTTCCATTCTCGCGCTGCGTCATAGTTGATCAAGCCTTCGTAAACATCCTTAAACCTATCTCTAAGTTCTGCTGTGTAAGGAGTGTCTATATTTCTTTCCTTGAAACGTAAAACAGGTTGATTGAAGTTTTCATAATACTCATCAACAACACGAGGATTCTCCGCAAAATAAAGACCGTGACCATAGACCTGAGCGCCTTCGCCAGTGCCTATCTTATCCATGCTGAAACGCTCAAACTGATGAGGAGATGCGTGTCCAGCGGATATAATCTCAGATCTGGGAGCATTAGGAGCAGCCATGCCGCCTACTAAGCCGCCTGCCATCTCTCCGTAATCACCACCATACTCACGGCCTAACTGAGCGCCAGCCTCGCCGCCGAAGTAGCCGCCAAGCTCAGCAGTAGAGCCACCAAAGAAATTACGCAGAGACGTTACACCTTGCTTAGCCATAGCGCCTACGCCAGTAGCGACAGCAGGTGCTACTGATCCAGCTATGTAGCTAGGAGAGCTTGGATCTGACTCTACGTTAAGAGCAGACTTGGCTCGCTGACCTAGCATGACAGGACGGTCATTGCGACCTGTAATCATGTTGGAGATGCCAGCAACGCCTTGAGCGCCAAGGTCTAGCAATCCCAGCGTGTTATCTACAACGCCAGCATTGAACTGCGCTATGGCGTTAAGTGCCGATGATCCTGCGCTGGGTCTGCGTTCAGCCATTCTGCATTCTCGCTATCTCAGAGTCAGACATATACCTCATTGCTCGGCGCTGAGCTTCTGCTCGCATACGCTCTGCCTCTACACGTTGCCTCTCAGTGATGTCAGCCATCTTCTCTTGGTTGTTAAGCTGCTCGCCTACTGCCTGAGCGCTTGTCCTGTCAATCGTAGCACCTGCCTGCTGAGCCTTGATCTGTGTCTCCATGCGCTTCGTTTCGGCATTGAAGAAGTCAATCTGGTTGTCAGCTTGATCGCCTTGCATCTGCGTTTGGAGCTTCTGAGCTTCTAGCTGTAGCTTCATCTGCTCGTTCTGTAGCTTGGCCTGCTCTATCTGCGCTCGCAGCATTTCGGCCTGAGCCTTCATCTGCTCAGCCTGCGCCAAGACCATGTTCGGATCTTGCTGTGGCTCGCCTTGCTGCTGTTGCGCCTCCATTAACTCTTCTTCGGTCATCTGGTCTTGAGGTATCAAGCCAGCAGTTATCATCTGTGCGCGTTTGCGGTCAGAGATTTGCTGAGCTGAGGCAGTGGCTACGTTGTCTAGCAGGACATCACCAGCGATCTGGAGGATGCTTGGATCAACCTTAGCAATCTCAATGATTGTCTCAATGGTTTCTTGTTGGCGGTTCTTGAAGCTCGCACCAGCCTTGACCTGTACGTCATAGTTGCCGACCGACAGATCGTTCATTATCACCACATCGCCTGTCTGCTGGTCTATGACCTTCTGGTTGATGTCAGCAACG